GTATATTTTTTATGTTAAGATAAAGGGGCAAATAGCCCCTTTATTATTATTCTTGTAGCATTTCCATAGCTATTTTTTCATACCATTCAGCTTTTGCTAAATCTTCTTCTATAGGATTTTTTTTACCCATACGCATTCTATATTTAAAAGCATTCATTTCACAAAAAGCTATAAATTTCTCTTTTCCCCAGACATCTATCATCATTTGATAAACTTCTTTACCACTAGTTTTGTAGTGGTCGGGGCGTACTACATTATCTATTTTTTTAGCCAATTTAGTATATTAATTAGTATAAACTATCGATATTACTTTATTACTTTATTTTTTTAATATTTAAATACTTTGAATATTTTGATAAATTCATAATTTACGAATGTTATATATCCCTCTATAATAACTATAAGTTGTACTAGAACCACTATTATATTTAGTAGATTTATCTGTATTTCTATAAATAACATAAAAACGCAGTATATTTGCTCCGAAATCAGAAATAGTCCCCCCCATTAAATCAACTAATAAAACCTCTGTAGGAGTAATATGCTGGCTAAACATTATTATCGCTTTTCTATTTAAACGATTCATTATGTGTTTATGATAAATATCTATTTGCATAGTTTATTGATTTTCCTTCTAATTTTCTATCTATATATTTAAGATAGGTTCGTAGTTCCATTTATTTCTTCTTTTTTATACATTCCTTATTTTGACATTCTTCTCCTTCTTCTAGTTTTTCTCCACAAACACAATATTCCTCTAAATATTCTTTTAGGTTCTTACTAAATAATAAAAAATGCACTACCCAGGCAACAAATACTATAAGAGCTATTATAATAGCAACCATAATAATTTCTACAACGATTTCCATGTCTTTTCTTTTGCTTTGATTTTTTTGAATATTCTTTTAGAGGGTATATAAAAAATATAACCTCTTTTAGTTATAAATAAAAAATTAGATTTATTTATAGATGGTTTGTTAGAAATATAACCAAATCTACAGCCTTTTCTATAAAGCTTTTTAACTAATTTTTTTAGTTCATGCTTTTTAGTAGCTTTTATCTTAAATGCTTTTTTGATAAATTCTTCTTTTTTATTCATGTTAAAATAAAAGGGTTAGTCCTTTTATTTATAAGGATTTTACCCTAAATATAATATACTTATTAGATGTTCCCCATTTTTTATTATATCTAACTAAAAAATTTATTCGATGAGTTGATAAAACTTTTACTGTTTTATTTTTTTTAATCCCGTAAATAGATATATTTTCTAAATCGTCTTCTAGTAATATAGGATAATATTTGCGTATTATGCGCATTTTACGAAAGTAAAGCATATTAATCTTTTATTTTATTACATTTGAATATCATTCCAAGGTAGGGTTTACCATTATTAGTATCTTGCCCAAAAATTATATTACCAACTAATAAACTTACATTACTAGGATCTACAAGTAAAGCCCTAGAAGTGTATCTGGTATCATAAGCATAAATGTTACTTTTATTATAATTTAATATACGAGATTTAATTATATGATAATATTTATTGTTTATTTCCGTTATCTTCATACTTTAGTTTTTTTACGGAGAATGTTCGATTATCTAGTATAATTTTATTTTCTTTAGTTAATTCAGTTTGATTTTCAGTATGAATTAATTTATAATGTGCGTAAATAACAAACATACGATTATCTTCTTTTTTTATAGGAGGCTTATTTTTGAAAAACCTAAATTCTGTATCTATAATAGAGAATATAATATGCCCACGCATTTTTCCTGCATACTGAGGATCAAATAAATAGTAATATTTCTTATCGATATCTTCAAATTTAGCTCTAAAATATTCAGATAAAAAATCCCGTTGTTTTTGTGTTAAGTTAAAAATCATAATGTTTTTGAATTGTGTTAAAAAAGAAGAGCTTAAATTTGGCCCTACTTATGAAATTTTTTTAATTTTATAGAGCACTTGTAGCACAACTTCTACAATACTTCCTTTAGGATATATACTCTCATTATTTATCCAAATTATATTAATTTTTATAGATATTTCATCTCTTTTAAGTATATATTTTAATAAACCACAACGGTTAGTATTAAACAAAGCTATATGTTTAGGTATTATTCGGTATTTTGCAAATTTTTTAGACTCAAATACTTTATTATTAATAATATCTTTTTGTATAGCTTTTGATATATATTTAACTTTTAATTCTAAAAGATTCGTTGGAATAATTGTAAAATTACTTGAATGATAAAAATTGTAAATATTAAAACTGTTAATGCTACTATCAATTTAAGATCAATACCAGCTTGTGAGTAGTCTTTTTTTCTCTTATTATAAATAAAGGAAAAACTTAATAATGATACAGAAAAAATGTAACTGCCAATTATAAAAGGTATCATAGTTTATATTTTTATGTTAAAATAAACCCTGAATTAACAGGGTTTACTTACAATTATTCAACACTAACAACACTAAATTTACTATAACTATATAATCCCCAGGAAATAGTAGTATCACAAAAATCTTCGGAAATACTTATAAAACTATTTTGTGAAAGAGAAGGACTATAATCTATGTATTCTTCTACACAAATAATATCTCCGGAAGTGTAATTATATGAGTATATATCTGTATATAGAATACCTTTTCTACCATCCTCAAAACAAATAACTAAATTTGTTTCTCTGGGCTGATCAGAAGAATAAGTAGCAGGTTCATCATAACATAAATCTTCTACTAAACAGTAGTTATTTGCTTGTTGATTTGAGGCATTGCAAGAAAATAGAATGGTTGCTAAAATTAACCAAAGAAATGTTTTCATAAAATTAATTTTTTTTTAATAATAAAATATGTCAAAATAAAACCAAGTTCTACCGCGGCAAAATTGCCTTATATACCCGGTTAAAGGTAGAACTTAGTTTGTTATTGATTTTATATAAAGCATGGCTAAAGAGTGGCTACTGTCGAGCTTAATGGGTATTTCAAGGTTTCAGATTTCCACTCGTTACTACAAACCTTTTTTCACGCCACGCTTCATATACAAGCCGTTGTAGGCAATTGCACTATTCACAATTAGGGTATTTGCAATTGTTGTTTAATGTACAACTTTCTCCAAACCTTTTAACGTATTTACAAAAGTGCAACTGTTCGCTTCGCCCTACAACATCAGGTATAGCAAATAATTTTACTATCTCTTGTGCAAAAGCATCGTCAAAATCAATCCTCTCTTCAAATGTTAATTTGCTTATATCTTCTGTTCTGTGTGTCAGAAGTAATTGCTTCAATCTATCTATCTTATCCATAATTAATTTCCGTGTTTTAAATCCGTAAAATTACATTGCCATACCTGTAGCCGTTAGTACAATATTTTCCACATTCAACTTCCCACTTTCCATTAGGGTTTTTAACAAACTCTTCTAAAAATGTCTGTGAAACTTGTGGTATACATGTTCTTAAAGAAGGTGTTTTACAGCTCAGTTTATGTTCGCCATCTTCCATCCCACACATACTACATTTAGTTAGTTTAGGGTCAGTAGTTGCTATAATTTTTCTTTGATTTTCCCACTCATTAATTTTTGGTGCCAATCCAGCTTTATAAATATAATTACTTACAACATCAATACACCAATCACCTTCCTTAATAGGTTCTACATCTTGAGAAATTGTGATGTATATATGTTGATTCTGTACTATATCTTGATAAGGATATTTTACTGTTTTAGGCGTGTAAATAAATTTACCATCTGATAAATTAATAGCAATATTACTTGCATCTTCTGTTGGCAGCATTACTTCATGTATTGGTTGTTTCATGGTGTTTCATTTAAAATTTAAAAATCCTCTGTCATTATAAAACCCTTATCGTTTTCATAATCCACATAAAATGTTTTAAAATAAAGGGGTTATTGCTTTTTCTAATCTAGTTTTAGGGGGAAATAGTTCTTCTCCAGTTTGCAGATTAAAAAATTTGAATTCTTTATCTATAAGTTGATATTTACTTTTTATTAAAAAATTAAACATAAAATCATCTTCTAGATTATATATTTCATGAATATCACACCAACTAACCCCTCCATTTTCTGCATCTACAGATATTATATTATCAAATAAATTTAAATTTAATTCAACTTGTGATACTTCTACTTGCAAATAAGCTAAGAATAATAAACCTTTATAAGGCATATTAAATAATAATTCTTTAGGTTTAAATTTTTTTACTTCTTCTATTATTGAAGAGTTAATATATATATGGTGTTTTTCCCTGTTTGTCTCCATTTTAAAAAAGTGGTTTAATTTTTTGTAATTTAGCAGGAGGTTCTCTTTCTATAGATATATAATCAAAGAAAATCCAAAACTTGTCATAAATTAATATATATGCTAAAAAATCAAAAGGTAATTCTCTTATTAAAGATTCTCTAATATATATATCTATCTTTGCCCAATCTAATCCGCCTTCCTCTTGTAATAAAGCTATATTTTTGTCTAGTAATTCCAAATTAACATTATTAGTTTGTTTTTTTTGGAAAAAAGCTAAAAACATTATTATATCTCTAGGATAATCAGTTAAAGCTTTTTCAGGTCTAAATTTTATCACTTCTTCCCATATACTAGACGGTATTATTATTTTGCATTTCTCCATGAATTTATTAATTTAGTTATGTGAAAAAAAAGCAGGAATTACCCTGCTTAATAAATCAAAATTTTATATCGTCATAACCCAAAACCACAGCTTTTTTGTAAACATCTAAACAACTTCCATCATTATCATCCAAAGAAGTATAAATTATAGTATCTTTCCAATAAGAAGAGGATATGTTTTTAAAGAAGTGACTTTTTGTATTATCTTTATTGTCTTTATACAAATATTGGGAAGTATGTACAAAAACTGTATCATCTATTTGATACAAAATAGGATAATCTTCGTAAATTATATCTTTTTTACCATCCGGGTATTCAACAATATAAGAGAACTTGTCATCAAGTAGTTTTCCAGATTTAGAACCGCAAGATGTAGCAATTAACATTATTGTTGTAAATAGACATAAGATAAGTGATAAATAGTTTTTCATAGCTTTATATTTTAATTATTAATTAATGTTAAGATAAAAGGGTGTATAAACACCCTAATATCCTACTATAAAACCCGAACCAGCAAATTTTTAATTCTCTTATCCTCTCTACTTAAGGTAGTTTCATCTCTTTTTGCAAGATTATTATAAAGATCTTTTTTCAAAGTCTTTAATTTATCTTTACTTCTTAAAGCTGAGGAGTGTGCATTTCTGCATTTTGTACTGCAAAACTTTTTATCTGGCCTTGAGTCACCTAATGAGTTGTTGCAATTTTTAAGCATACATTGTGTTCTTTTCCTTCCCATAGTTATTATATTTTGGTTTATGTTAAAATAGAAGGGCGTAAGCCCCTCTACCCCACTAAATCAATAACATATAATACACTATGTTAAAATAAAACAGTATTTCTACTGTTTATTTATTAATTGTACTTTAGTAATTTTAAAATTACATATAGTTTCACCTGCTTCGTCCTCTACATAATTTTCAATATCATCTTGATTAATACCGCTACCTTTCCAGAAACAAGAACCCTTAAGTTTTTGCCCGGATTTCTTTTTTTTAAGTGAAAAATGTATTTTATACAATTTTTTTGGACCAAATAACCAGTCTAGCATAATTATTTATTTTAAATTAAGTAATAAAGACCCCCAAAGTATAAGATGATAAGTTATTATAATTACTAAAGATAGCCAAAGAATACTAATTATAATTATAGACCCTCTAGGGTCTTCCGTATCTTTAGCAAATACTCTGACTATCCAATTGTGTAAATGAGTTATTCCTATTAAGAAAATAACTAATACTACTACTGTAAATGTTACCATAATTTATAATTTTGATTTATGTTAAAATAAAAGGGTATTTCTACCCTTTATATTACACCTTCGAGGGCCCATTTCAAACAATAAATATAGTTTTTCATTTCAGTTAAAAAATTAATTTAATCATTTAAACCTCTTAGATGTATATCTTTAAATACTTATTATGATACATCATCAAATAATTTTGGTTTATTCTTCATTTTACAAGATTTATGTTAAAATGCAAGGGCAACCATCTCTTGGGCCACCCTAGCACTTGATTTTTTATTTAAAACAGCTAATGATATGTATACGCTCTCCTGCGTACGTTGGATAATTGAAACTAAAAAAGGTTTCTTGCAAAAAACCAATTTAATTACAATAATCTGATTATTTTATATATCAGCTGCGTGTAAAGCCATTTTTTTTTAAGCAATACACCACTGGTAGAGCAATACCAGCTTACCTGTTTCCTTCCTTTTGCTCTGAAGTTATCAGGTTCTATAATATTAAGATAATTGTCTGGAGATACTAAAATTCACAGTTTCCTTCGCTTTCTTTGGGCAATAGTTAGCCCATCACAGCAAACTCCAACATGATTATTCTTTCTCTTCTTCACAATACTTATGTTAAAATAGTAAGGCCTAAACCTTACTAAATTTAATTATGGTGCGTAACAGTCATCATCATTAAAATCATACAAAGCTGCACTTATAGGTATAACCTTTAATACTTTCCAAGAAGTATGCCACACACCATCAGTTTCTTTTGATGATTTCACTGCCATTATAAGCAGTGTTGTGGATCTTAATAAGTACATAGAACCGTCTAATTGATCTATTACTTCAAAAGATAAAAGTATGGGCCCTCTGCGAGTGCTTATGTTTATCATAAAAGGTCCTTTTTCATGTGTAATTGCTGGCATAGTTGTAATATTTAATTAATGTTAAGCTAAAAGGGTTATTACCCTCTAGCTTGTACTTTATACATTTTCAATTGCTATGATATCTTCAACATCGCACATTATACCTTGAGAATATAATATCCTCTTAGTTCCTTTACCTTTAAAATCACGATACACAAATCTTAGTGGTAGATCCACCTCTTTTGTAGTAATTACACGTTCACCATTTAAAGTGGTAGGATTATCTCCGTTAAAACTCAATTCGTAGTAAATTACAGTTACTTTCATTTTAATTAATTTTAGTGTTAAAATCAAAAGGCTTAGCTGCCCTTTGAATATTTTATTATTCTCCTCTTATTGGAGATTCATTTAATCTTTTTAAGTGTTCACTATATTCTTTTATAGCCCACGCTTTAATATCTTTACAGTTATTAAACTTCTCAGGCAAACCTATTATAGGTTTTGACTTTCCTTCTTCCCTTAAATTGTCATAGAAAGTTTTTATTCTTTCCCCAATAAGACTCATTCTTAGGTAGAATTCGACTAATTCTTCTTCTCTTTCAAAGGTTATTTCTAATGTAACAGGCTTGAATTTGGATTCTTTTGCGTTAATTCCGTTAATTTTCATAATGTATTAATTTTAGTGAATATGATGCTTGCAGACGCAAGCTTGTATAAATCGTATATATAAATCGACAAAAGTATTTGTGAGTAGTGTAAAATATTGTATATATGGGTGTGAGATTGCTCTAAAATATACATACATTACTACACACATTACTAATGTTAAGATAAAAGAGCTGTAGAGCCCTAATATCCAACATAAATAACGTATAAATACACACTAAATAAAAGAAATAAACCAATAATCTCAGAGTTGAAGTGCCCCCGTAGGATCGTATAAATGATTATTTAATGTTAAAATAAAGGGGATTACTCCCCTTTAGTAGTTACTTCTCAGCCTTTTGCACTCTGTCTATACGTGCAAATTCGATTGTCTTTTCACCTTGCTGAAAACTATCTTCAACAATAGTTACTTTTAAGTTAGTTGTTCCTACTCCAAAACCTGCAAATTGACTTGGCGCAACTTCAGCAATAGAACCCCCTGCGATTTGAATAACAGCACGTTCACGTACTAAATTCTTAATACTTGCATTACCTTTTAGCTCATTGAGTTTAGCCTCTAACTGCTTTGTATCGTAGTTACAAATGTCAATCGCTAATTGGTTTGTCCTATTTTCATAGGTAGGTCTTAACTTATAACCTTTTAAGATACAATCTACTTCAACTTTTCCCTCACCTTGATACAATGATTTAGGCAATACAGGTATTGCTACATTAAGATTTAACTCTGTTGTGAATGATTTTGTCAAATAATCCATTTTGATTTTGTTTATATGTTTGAAAATAATATCTATTTGAGAAACCCAGTTGGGTACCCCAAATTTGCAATTTCAAATAGGGGTTAATTGCTTAGGTGGACACTCCTTACGATATATATCTAAATTTAAAAAAAATAAAAAAAAATTTTTTTCTGCCCTCACAGCCTGTAAACGCCAATTTTACAAAAAAACTTAAGAACAAAACTTAAACTATTTTAGAAACATGGAAACTTTTAGTATATTTGCACCGTTATAGTAGCATGGAAGAAAAAATATATACAAAAGAAGAGACAAAAGAATGGTCTGCTATTGATCAAGCAGCCTTAAATAGTACTACAATTAGTACTGTTACAAGCGGAGGTACTACTATTACTAGTACACCTCACCCCTATGATCAGCCATCTGTTATCTATGAAGAGACTACATCACCAGGTTCTACTATGTCTAGTTTTAGAATGGTGTGGTCAGATTATTCAGATGGTGCTTTGGGAAATACAGATAACAATGAAACTGAAAAACCTAAGGAAAAATTAAGTAATAAGCATTTAGAGAATTTAAAAGCAATATTTAAGCAATAAAACAGCTACCGGTTTATACCGATCATCTCTGAAGGCGAAAGTAATTAGGAGATCAGAAGTTGGGTTGTAGTCACAGATAGATGGAATTGACAGAAGAGATATTAGAGGAGTATTTAAGGGCTATTTTCTTTGATAGAAAAACGCGTACTGATATTAAAGTTACTTTTACTATATCAGATAAAGGTCAAATTCTAGATATTAAATATAGTGATGGAGTTGTCCCCAATAGTAGCGAAACAGATTTAGATATAAAAGAAGATTAGGGTAGATAAGACATAATAATGGTCTGGCGAAGTAACGCTGAGTTTATTATCCTTGGGTAGTTAGAAATAACAGCACTGTCTTCCTGGAAGTTCTAAATTAAAGAGCCAAAAGGTTACCAACCTGAAAGGGAAAAGTATATTTAAGAATGTAGTAAATATGATAGATAAGTTTACATTACCAGTATATAAGGCAGAAATTAATATCTTCTTTGATGATAGTATAGACCAAGAGCTATCTCCAAGTCAAAGAAATCTTAAAGAAGAGGGCTGTCTGGCCCTAACTGGCTTTATGGAAAATAAGGAAGACTTGTCCTTATTTATATACTTCAATCTTGACGATATAAAAGAATATGAACATAGCCTAGAAGGTACAATAGATCACGAGGTACTACACCTTATATTCTACATCTTCGGCTTTTACGCTGTAGAAATTATAGATGGCGGAAGTAATGAGCATTTTACATACTTATTTAATTATATAGATGAGAAAGTAACTGCAATAGTGTATGATCATTTAAGTAGTGAGACAGAATGATAAAAAAGTACGAAGGAATTTCAAGACGAGATTTCTTATACAAATTCTTTAGTTTGTGGAATACTATACAGCCTAAAAAATATAAATTAACTGAAAAAGAGATATTACTATTTGTGGAATTTTTATTATTAGGCAAACAATATAAGTATTTTAGATTTAATACACAAGCTAAGCGAGAAGTAAAAAAGACTATGGAAAAGCGCGAGAACTGGATTATATCAGATCAGAATCTATCTCAGCTGCTAGGATCTCTAGAAAAGAAAGGAGTTCTAAAGCAGGATGATGATGGTGTGCGTTATATACTACCATACTTTGATACTATTATAGAAGAAAGTAATAAAAATTTTAAATTAACAATAGAATTTGACATAGAATAATGGGACCATTAAGTACGTTTATAGAAGACTTAGAAAAAGAAGAGTTAATCGGTACCTCAACTATAGCTTATGCGTTAGAAGTAGATAAGGAAACATATAAAGAACTAGTAAAGGAAACAAAAAATATAAATTACTTTGGACCATATAGATTATTAATATCAAATGAAGAAACCTCCAGAATCAGATTCCTTTATACCAGAGAACGTCTCGGAGATTTTTGATAAGTTGAAAAAAGATTATAACTTATCTGATGAGCAGGTTAAAAATATAGTAGCTTATCAGTTTAGACAACTAAGGAAAATAGTTATTAGGGCAGAATACCCTTCTATTTTTTTAAGGAATCTAGGTACTTTTGAAACTTTTCCCTCTATACTTAACCAGACAATTAGATACTGGATCCAAGCATATAGAAAAGGGGAAATAACAAAAAAACAGGTAACTAATAAGGTATCTAAACTATGGAAACTTCGTAACAAAATTATAGAATTGAATGGAAAAGCTAGAATTCCAGATTTACAAAGATATTTACCAAGAAAAAGAAGTGGAAGGTAATGTCGTAGAGTATTGTACAAAAAAAGATGCAGTTATTCGGTGGACATGTGATACTGCTGATATAACAGATGTAAGAGAAGTGGTTGGGGCTAGAGGTAAAGTAGTTACTGATAGATGCCTAGTGTACTTTGATAGGCATAATAGCTGGAACTTAGTAAAAGGTAGTTATGATGAAATTACGAAAATAGTAAGCAATGCAGAAGAAAAACATAAAAACATAGGTTTTCAAACAAAAACAAGATGAGTAAAAAAACATTTAACCAGGAATTATCAGAAGAACAACAGTATAAAGAGCTTCTAGATGTTCCTTCATTTATTGAGGATATGGAGTACTACGGAGACAGAGTACTCGTACGTTTTTTAGTTAGGGGCAGGACTTCTACTAAATCAAATTTATTTATTCCCGATACTAAACTAGTGCCTACAGCCTCTGAGCTAAAAACACAAACTGTCGAAAAAGAGGACGAAGAAAAAATTATACCTAGGGCTGTAGTTATTAAACCTGGGCCGCACTGCTCCTTTGACATGGAAAAGGGTGATGTTGTAGAAATTATGCAATCAGTTCCAGTATTCCAAATACTATCATATACAAAGCGTTTTAATTTCGCGCCTGAAGCAACAGCACATGAAAATTATTTTTACATACCAACAAGTATAATTCAATCTAAATGGCAATCAATACAAGCGTATCAAGACTTCCTGAAGAGTCACAAGAAAGCTACCGCAGACGCAGAAAAGCTTTAAACAAAGCCTATAAGCTTTATAAAAAGGGTTATACTATGACCTTTGAAGAGCACCTTATCTGGCAAGCAGAAGTTCGCAGACTAAAATTAGAAGCTAAATTACAAAAGAAAAATAATAAATAATGCTTTTTGATATCGTAAATGGCAAGCCGCAAATAATCATAGAGGATTTAACAGTTCCAGAATTCCGAGCTGTTTGGGAAAGCTCTAAAGATAAAAAAATAGTAGAACTTAAACTATTATATATTTATCATCTTGTAGATCCCAAAAGCCCATATGCTAATAAACCAGAGCATGAAAGAGGGCCTTTAGTTCAGAAGTTATATGTAAAAGGCTGGGCTATAGATAGTGTAGTAATTAAAGCTATAGCAGCTTATAAAAGTTTATATAAGACGGCTTCCATGCGGTATCTTGAGGGTGTAGAGATTCAGATTGATAAGTTAGGTAAATACTTAAGAGATAGTGAACCTACAGATAAAAATATTAACTCAATCTTAAGAGCTATTACTGAAGGTTCTGATATATTAACATCTTATGCAGCTCTGAAGGAAAGAATAGATAAAGAGTTATCTGCTAAGAAGAATATTAAAAAGAATATAACCCCTAATATATTTGAGGAAGACTTTAAATAATGAATAGTAAAGTAGCAATACCATATTCGGATCCTATAGTACCTGAGGGCGTTAGTATAAGTAGATTAGGTACATATAACCCAGTGTCTAACTTGAAATGGGATTGGCTATTTTTTACTAACAGTAAAGTATTCTCTCCTGCAGCTAGGGCTTTTAAAGAGAATGAACAAAAGTATAAAGAGGGTTTTTACACTACTGCACTTCCTAATACTACAGAATATTACCAATTCTGGAAAGAAGAACGCAATAGATGTTTAAATGGGTATGAACCTATAGTGGATGGTGAGCCTTGTGGAGTTAGAATTTCCGGGGAGCACTATTTTTATTTAAACTATACCCTAATTGATAAGTATAAGAAACTAGAGAGTGGAGAAGAAACCAAACAGTTAGATTTTCCAGACTTTACATCTATGGATTACTACTGGTTCCTGGAGCTAGAAAAGAATGAAAACCCTACAAAATTTGGCTATGACTCTTCTATGAAAAGAGGTATGATAGCTACTAAAGCACGTAGAAAGGGTTGGTCATTTAAGAATGCTGCGGGTGTGGCGTGGAAATACTCTTTCTTTAAAAAATCATACTGTATTATAGCATCTTTCGGTAAAGAGTATGCAGAGGCTACTTTTAAGATGACTCAGACTATGCTTAACTTCCTTGATGAACATACGGAATTTAGACAGCCTAGGCTAGTTAATAAGAGGGATGAAGTAGAAGCTGGTTGGGTTGAGAAGATAGGCGGATATGAAATTAAGAAAGGATCTAGAGCAGTTATAAAGCTTATGACTTTTAAGGATTCAGGATTTAAATCTGCCGGAAAGTCTTGTACACGAATGATATTTGAGGAAGCAGGGTTATTTGATAACCTTATTAAAGCTTATAATATATCTGAACCTCTATTTCGCGAAGGTAATAGGATGATCGGAATACCACTAATTTATGGTACTGGTGGTGACATGAATAAGCATACACAAGATTTTGCTCAAATGTTTTACAACCCTGAAGATTACGGGTTAGCATCTTACGAAAATATCTATGATGATAATGTTGTAGGAAAGTGCGGATACTTTATAGACGAGATGTGGTTTAGGCCAGGTAAACTTGTCTTAAATAAAGAAGTAATTTGCGACAAAATGGTGGACGATAATGGTAACCCTATTAGATGGGCCGCTGAAGCTGACGTAGATAAAGAAAGAGCTAGAAAACTAAATAAAAACAGGAAAACTTACATGGATGAAGTTACACAAAGATGTAAAACTCCAGGAGAAGCTTTTATTATAGCGGACTCAAATATTTTCCCTACAGCAGAGCTAAATCACCGAATAGGACAATTAAAATCAGATGACTATTATAAAATTTCCGGAAACACAGGAAATCTTATTTTTACAGATAGTGGGGTAGAATTTGCCCCAGACTTAACACAAGAAGCATTACAGGTTTATCCTTTAAGAGCTGGAGAAGATCGCACAGGTTCTATAATTATATATGAAGATCCTAAAAAAGATGAGGACGGTGTAATACCAAAAGGTCTATATATTATAGGGCATGACCCTTTCGCAGTAGATTCAGATGAGGCCGAATCATTATCTGCAACATATGTTTTAAAAACCTCAAGATACCCACACCTTGGCTATGATCAAATAGTAGCTGCTTATGTAGGGAGGCCTTACGGAGCAAACTCTATGCAGAAAGTAAATGTTATTTTAGAAAAACTATCCATGTATTATGGAAATGCCCCTATTATGTTTGAAAACGATAGGGGTTCTGTATTAGAATACTTTACTAAGCGCAGGAAGTTATATCTACTAGCTGATGAGCCTGGGACTGTAAATACTAAGTCTATAGATAAAAGATATAGAACTTCAAGACTAAAAGGTTCTTCTATGGGTAGTGTTGCGAAAAAACAACAAGGAGAACTTTACACATTCGACTGGCTTCTAGTAGAAAGAGGGGCTAAGCCGGATGGAACAAAAATAAGAAATTTAGATATGATACCTGACCTAGGACTTTTAGAAGAACTAGTACGTTATAATAGAGATGGAAACTTTGATAGGGTTTCAGCATTCTTTCAACTTATGGTAGCTTTAAATGACGATATAACTAGAATAGACGAAGCCTTAAAGTATAAAGCATCTTCGGGTAAATCTAAGCTAGATTTTTTAACTAAAAATAGAAATTTATTCCCTTATGCGGTACGTAAAACAACGCCTTAGCTATAAACAAAAAATAGCTAATGACTACGAGTGGGCTAAAGAAACAATAGATTCTTTAGAAACTCAAGCAGATTCCTATATGGGGGTTAGAGATAGAATTACTATGATGGAGAGGTCTTACGACTTATACGGAAATAACGTAAATCAAGCCGACATAGAAAATGTATTCAACCCTTTAGGTATAAATATAGGACAGCGAAAAGACTTGTTGCACTCTTATAACAAAGCACACAATAAAATTAATACTCTTATAGGTGAAATGCTTAAGAGGCCAACTAACTACAGAAACTATTTAATATCTCCAGAAAGAGCAATAGCTGTAGAAAATGAAAAAGAAAAACTCATGCAGGAGTTTATAGTTGCTCAAATAAATAAAAAGATGGAGATTGAGCAGTTAAATAGCTCTGATTTAGCTGATGAAGAAATGCAGGCAGCTGCTGATGAAATTGAGCAAAAGTATTCTGACGTAATGGGCCCAGAGCAAATTGCGGAACATATTAGCAATGAGTATCTTGAGCCTAGAGAAATTAAAGCTAACTCAATTCTTGAAGATATATCTGTTAGGTATAAAACACAAGAGCTCAAAGCAGACTCTTTTAAACATGCTTTACTTTCAGGAGAAGAACATGTTTGGGTAGGAGAACGCAATGGCAGATTAGCTATAGATATTTTAAATCCGATGTTTGTATTTTATCATAAATCTCCAGAAACAAAATATATTCAGGATGGAGATTATGCGGGTATTAAGTATAAAGCTTCTTTAGGAGAAGTATTAGATACTTACAATTTAGATGAAAAGGACATAGAGTATCTTGAGGGTAAATATACTCAAACAAGTACTGGCTCCGGGTTGTCTAATAAGATGAAATACCAGTTTGATAATACTGATTATGATTTAAGAAAACAATTAATTGCTGGAGATACTGCAGATAGGCATAGAGGATCTTACGGGTATTCTTATGAAAACCTAGTAGATGTTATGCATGTAGAATGGCGTAGTATGACTAAGATAGGTATCTTAACTTATTATAATGAAGAAGAGCAACCAGATTCTACTATAGTAGATGAGACCTTTAAATTTGATAAGAAAGATCCTATGATGATAGATATTGAGTGGTTATGGGTAGAAGAGATTTGGGAAGGTACAAAGATAGATGATATTTATGTAGATATGCAACCTATACCTAATCAAACAACAACACTTCATAACGTGCACAATAAAACACTTAGATATCATGGCCTTATTTACGATAATATGAATACGGGTCAAAGTTCTATTATGGATCGTATGAGATCTTTCCAGTATTTGTATTTAATTGTAATACACAACCTTAAGAAGTTAATTGCCGCAGATAAGGGTAAATTAATTATGTTTGATACTACTCAAATAGATAGTGAGTTTGGTACAGAGAAAACTTTGTACTATATGAATGAGCTAAATATGATGCCTTATAATAGTTTAGCTAACGATGAGGGTAATGATACTACCGGACTATCTAGCAGAGGTAGAGCAGCAGAAGCTATAGATAGAAGCCAAACTCAACAAATTAGTAATTATATAGCACTGTTAGAATACTTAGATAATCAAATTGGTGATGTTGCT